GAGCGTCAGGCCGCTTACGTGAAGGCCGGTTGGGGGCCGGGGGTGCGCTGTGAGTAGCCGTGCCGTCGCGCTCATCGGCGCGGCCCTTCTCGTTGCGGGTATCTGGATCGACCATTTGTACAACGAACTTGACTTGCAAAAGGCGCACTATGAGACGCGGATCGCTGTTTTGGCCGAGGAAGTATCGCAAAAAGATAAAGCCCGCGCCGATGCGGTTGCAGCAGCCGAGCGGGCCGCACGCGAAAAGCTGGAAAAAGAAACGGCCCGCGTGGCCGCATTGTCCGCCGAGCTTTCAGACGCCCGTCAAAAGCTGGCAAAAGAGCGTCAAACTTTTGATGCGCGTCTGCAAAAGGTGGCTCTTGCCGCTCGTCGTGATTGCGCTGGTTTGTCTCGTGACTGGGTGCGCCTCTACAACGAAGCCCTCGGCCTTGCCGGTTCCGGTGGTGGCCCCGGAGGTGAAGGTGCCGATCCCGCCGGAACTGCTCAAAATGCCGGACAGGCCGGAACCGCTGGAACCGGGATACGCGGCGACGCGCTAGCGACGCCTGAGGACGTGCTTGCCCATGTCCGGGATTACGGCGGGTATTGCCGGGGACTTGAAAGCCAACTTGCCACGCTGGTGAGGGTGGTGTCGCCATGATGTTTGACGCGCCAACCATCATTATAACGCTGCTCGGCCTTGTTTGCGGTTTTCTCGTTTACTGGGGCACACGAATTGAGCATCGGGTGGACGAGCTGAAAGAGAACCAATGCCGCATTGTTGAAGAAATGCACAAGAACTATGTGCCGCGCGAGGATTGCCGGGAACGTACCGGACAGATCCTTGCGGGCCTGGAACGGGTTGACGACAAGCTTGATCGCGTCGCTGACTCGGTACGCTCAGGGGGAAGTCATGGAAAGCAAGCATGATAACGAGGTGTTGCAGGCACTGGCCCGCATTGAAAAGAAGGTTGATGCGCTGGCGGCCACGGTTGAAAATGGGCAGGAACATGCCGCCACGAACAGCGTAGTTTCCGGCGGGCTTTCCGGGGCCGTCGTCGCCGTGGCCCTTGTCTATGCTCAACTTATTCTTGGGGTGCGCGCGTAATGGCCCATCCGAAAAGCAAACGCATGGCCCTGCGCTCGGCATACTGCTATAAGGCGCTGTCCCTTGAGGAGGCCGCCGCCCTTGTCGGTATTTCCATCGGTACGGCCCGGCGCTGGAAGACCGACGCGCAAAAAGCCGAAGATGACGATTGGGACAAGGTCAAGGCGGCGTCAAGTCTGGCGGGCGAGGGCATGGAAGCCGTGGCCCGCCAGATGCTCAATGACTACGTGTTGCAGCACCGCACATTGATGGAGC